CCGAAGGCCCTCGCTGCTCCCATCGCGAAGTCTTGGAAATCCTGCTCACCGTCATACAGAGTGGATGTGTAACCAGTAGGCATCGATGTCTCTTTAGGTTCCCGGCGTTTGCTCGATGTCGTTCCAGACGTGATCTGCGTAAGTTCTAATCGCAGCCTCCAGATAGAGGGCACGATCCTGCCAGTACCCGATAAGCTCACAAGCAATCTCGTAGTCCTCTGTCTTATCCATCAATCGATGTGCGTAGTCGTCGCGTTCGACAACTAGCTCCTCGATCTCTTCCCCGCGCAGACGGATCGTCTGCTGCAAGCCTTCGATGGTGCGCCCCGGTGAAAGCAGCGCGCCGACATTGATGCGATTGAGATGCGCATCGACCTCAGCGCGCGCCTGTACATCCGGCGCTACGGCAGGATGGCACCAGCCGCAGTCCGCGTTGTCACAGCGATCCTCCTCTGTGGCGTCGCGATACTTGATGGCCCAGCCCAGAGTATCAGGGTGTGGCTCAGGCACGGTCACCGTAGCAGTATTTGCAGTCGGGGTCGTTGCAAGTGCCGAAGCCAGCCTGATCGAAGATGGTGCGGATCAGATTGAGATCCTCATTGCTCAACTCAGCCTCGTCCAGATCCCGGTCACCAAACGCCACAAGCAGAGCTAGAGCCGCTCGCTCGTTGGGAGCGGGCGCAACCAGAGCGCTGGGTTGCTGAACAGGACGAATCGGGAAGAGATCCAAGACACGCGGGTCATCTTCGAGCGCGAGATCCACGATCTCCTCCCACCACGGATGATTCGAGTCGGCCTCGTAGGGCACGCCATCGAAAAGGATGAGGATGCTCTTGGGGCCGATGTCGGGATGAGCGAGTACGAATTCCATAGCGTCGCAGTGTAGCAGATGCACTTGGCAGAAGTCAATCCTTCTTCGTGTGTCCCTTGAGAGCTTCGAGGAGTTTGAGGAAATCGCGACGCTCTTGCAAGCGGGCGCTGGCAACATCGATCATGCTACCCATCCCTTGGATTTCGATATTGTGAACAGGATGCTCGTGGTCGTGGCGCATACGGAGCCGATCAGACAAACGACCTGACAAGGAACGAACTTCGTCCTCCGAAGAACGCACCTGGAACTCCAACGTTGTGATCAGAGTGTCTAGGTATGCCGTGTCCATCAGTTTCTCCCGTCTCCAAGAGCTTCGTCGTAGGTGAGCACCTGCTCCGGCAGCGCCACGATTTCGGTCAGCGCCATGAGGAGGTCTTCTGCGTCCTCGACCCCGGTCGTCATGGCGATCAGGTTGATGGTGGGTGTCTGCTCGGTGAAGTCGTGACGCATCTCGTACTGGAGACGAGCCACCGTGGGGTTGGACCAGTCGATGGGCTGTCCGCCTACTTCGAGGGCGCGCTGGTACAGAGGGTGTGTGCGGTAGTGGCTATCCATCATGCCCACCCCTTGCTTCCAGCCTTGGCGTTGATGACCTCTTGGGCCTGCTCAGTGCTCAAGCCACCCTGACCCTTGGGAACCAGCGCTACGCGGTCCGGATAGACCTCCCAGCGAAGGATCTCAGAGTCGTTGCCACTGGCAGTACCGATAGGAGCGTAGCGACAGCTTTGCCGAAGCGCTACGCATGCGCGGCTCCAGCGGGGCTCGCTCTCGATTTGAGGAATGTCGATGCGCTGCTGCTTCTCGCGGGCCGCAGCAACGGCCTCCTCGAAGGTTGCGAACTCAGGGCCAGGGGAGTAGTTGCCAGGCACCGTCCAGTAGATGCGCTCGACTACCTGAATCTGTTGGGTTGTCTCTGTGTCGGTCATAGACCTAGTATAGCACAAGTCTTTAGCATATGTCAAGAGCGCTTTAGCTTACGCGCCGCTGCGCTCGCAAGCCCTGCCTTTCTGCGATCTTCGCGGCCTTTCTTTGATCGAGCGGCCTTCCGAATATTCTCAAGCTCAATAGGTGATCTGACGCGTGTGCGATTACGTTCAGTGGTATCAGGACGCTTTTTGCCGCGCAGAGATGCGGCCACACGCTCTCGAATCTCTGGTCGCCTCATCGGATTGCGATCCCCGCGTATATCAAGGCGTTCACGACCTTCATTGTGATACGTCGAATGGCCTCCGTGATGCGCTGCGCCAAGATTGAGAGGATCATCATTAGATTGATCTTCATCGATGTGATGAATAGCATCGGGACGCCCATCGATCAATTTACCACAGAAAACACAAGGGTATGGACCAAATCCATTCGCTGCGAAGAAAACCTCGATGTGACTTAGCGCCCGTGGCATCGCTTCCACTTTAGTCCGCTACCACAAGGGCATGGCTCATTGCGGCCGATCTTGATGACCTCACGACGTTTGGGAACAACTGGCAGGTAGACATCATAGGCAAGTGGGCGCTCACGCAGATTGGGCTCTTCGCCAAACTCCGAAGACCACCCTTCGCACTTGGGACACCACGTCTGCGCCTCGCCAGCCACATAGGTTGGGACACCCTCCCATCCGCAGTCGGCTGCGCAACAGCGAGCTATGCCGCCATTGTGTCGATCCCATTTATCGAGATCGAGCATGCCGCGCTTGCCATCAAGGGGTTCCGTGATCATGCAAATGCCGCTTCGAGCAACAGGATGATATCGATGGCCTGCTCCCTGTCGATATCGAATTCGAGTTCATCACTGGTGTCCCTGTTGTCACTATCTCGATAGGTGGGACCATCCAGCCAAAAGTGTACCTTGCCCGTCCCCTCTTGGTACTCCACATACATCGTGGTGCCCGTGTCCTCATCCCGGAACTCTATCCCCTTCTTCATGACTTCTCCTTCGCGACTTTGAGTGCAGCCGATGCGCCCTGGTGTTTGGCCCAGTGCATGCTCTTGGAGGAGTAGGGGGTCTTGGCTTCCTTGAGGAGGAATTCGCCCGCCTCCTCGCGTGTCTTGAACTGCTGCTTGGACGCCTGACGCCATCCTCCTGCTGCGCCATGAGCTTTCCAGAAGTACTTCGTTACGCGCTTGCCGGTGTCCATGTCAATGGACACGTACTCCTGCTTTTCGACGGTCCCATGAAAGGTATCGTCGTCTTTGTTCTTCTGGACGCGGTAGTGGTTGCGCCCTATCGCACGAAAGTACATCAGCATCTCTCCGGATCTACGAGAACGTCGGTGGCCCGTCGTCTAAAGGACGGCTTTGGTCCCTCTGCAAGTTCGGCGCTTTCCTTCTGCTCATCCATCATAGTCGTATCTGCCTCAATACGTCCAAGGCAACATCAAGCTCCTCCTCGCGGACTGAGCGAAACGCAGCGTCCGTAGCCGAGCTACCCTCGTAGATGTGATCGAGATTCTGTTTGCGCAAGGTGAGTTTTGCTATCGCCTGCTCAAGCGAGAGTCCAGGCGTCAGACGCGGGATCGCCCCACAGTTGCAATCCGAAGGATCGCGCAGAGTAGGTGGCTCATTGAAAATACGACAGCGAGGATTGTGTCTCATGACGGTAGCTCCCCGAAGTCGATCTGGTAGCGCTCGCGGTGTCCGACGAGATCCTTGAGCCAATCGGCTCCGTCGTACAAACCGAAGCGTGTGGCGAGAACGTGCATGTCTTTCAACTGCTCGTCCAAGCTCTCCTGCGACTGGTTAGCCGCTACGCCATGACTGACGCGCTCGGCATCCACGCGCAAGCGTTTGCCATCGTTATACCTCATCGGACTCTCCTTGTGGTACTCCACCGAAGTTGATGAGATCGAACAGCGCTTGCTCCTGGACCTCGATTTGACTCTTGGTGCCACGGAAGTTTGACCAGTAGACCTGAACGAGAGAGTGATTCTCCCAACGACGACGGCCGATGTCACTCAGGGCTCCGTAAGACACAAGCTCAGCGTACGTCCCGATCTCTCGATCCTCGAACCAAGCTGATGGCACGAAAACGCGATCTTCGAACCAATCAAGCACTGCGAGGATGCGTTGCTTACCGTCAATGACCGCTGGCCATTCCGGGAAAGGACGATTGTCAAGAAAGATCGATCCGATAGGCAGACCTATCGTCATCGACTTGATCAACGCAATCTTGCGATCCATGCCCCACACCGAACCACGCTGATACGGCGGATCGATGTTCAGCTTGTCCTCTTGGAGCTTACGAACAAGCGATGTGATCGGCGAGTTCGTAGTCCGCATATTGAGATCCTTGATCATGCACCGTAGTTTAGCGGAACGATCAACAGAAGTCAAGAGCGCAAATCAAAGATCCGATGGCACGGAACACAAGCCTCGGCATAATCCTCGCGGTAATCTGACCATCCACCTGGATCGCCATGATGCAAAAGATAGGCCCAATCGGTGCGCGTCGTAGGTTTTGAACCGCACATCTCGCAAACACCCGTCTTAGGCCAATGCTTTTGATGACGAATGTGAACTGCGTAGTAGCTTGCCGAATCCTTCTGCACATGAGGGCGTGGCCCTTTTGTAGCGGCGCTGATTGCTGCGCGGTGCTCCGCAGTCTGTTTGTAGCCTTTCTTTGGCATCTTCAACCACTAAAAGAAACTAAAAGATCGCGTTGAGCAAACAGATCAACGCAAAGGCCGTAGCCGACTCGATGAGCGTCAGGCGTACGAATTCCTGCCACGTAGGCTGAGGGTTCCAGCGGTTCCATAGGCGCGCGATCATCGTCGTCTTACCGCCGGACCCGCTGCGGGGACATCAGGACGCGCGATGAGATCATTTGGCCAGAACCATCCGGTGACTCCATGAGGCTCTAGTCTACCAGCTTCAGCCTGCGGACCTGCAAAGTAGACGTTCACGAGCCCTAGCGGATCGGTTCCGAGGACCTCGCCGATGCTGTTCGCGGGGATTTCCTTCGTGTCGCCTGCGCCGAGCCCTACGGTCTGGCCGTGATCGGCCTGCTTCAACTGCACCATCATGCCGTTCGTGAACTGCTGCCCTGCGACGTGCGAGAACGTACCGCCTGGGTTCTGGATCGGGTTGAGCGGCGTCTGTGGCTTCTGACCCGGCACCGAGACTGGGTTGATGGCTGGCTGGAGCGAAGGATCGTGCGGGTACTGGGGGATCAAGCTCTGGGGTTCTGGCGCTTGCCCTGGCACCGGGCTCGCTTCCGGCATAGGCGCGGTTGCATTGGGTACGCCCGGCTTCTGCGGTCCGGGTGTACCGCCTGGTGGCACCATTCCTGTACCGCCTCCCGGTACCTGACCGAACTGCGACGGTGGTGGGGTAGGGGTAGGCACTCCTTCTGGGGGCGCTGGAGCGCCTTCTGGGCTGCCCGGAGCGGGTCCCTGTGGTTCTTCAGGCTCTTCGTCCAGCGGAGTGCCTAGAGCCTGCCAGTACGTCGCTAGGACGTGCGAACACACGCGACCCTCTAGACGCTTCCATTGGCGCGTACGCTGCCACGCGAATTGGTCCCACTTGCATTCGCACGACCACATCGCAATAGCTTGCGAGTTCGGATCGTTGCGCTGGATTTCAGTGTTGTACGTACCGTGGTCACCTTCCACGACGCCTGCAACGATTTCGGGCGCGTTACGGACGATCTTGACCTTGCCGCTTTTGATGAGTCTAGTGGCCTTGGCCTGAATGTCGGGCCATCCGGCTTCCTTGATCAGTGTCTCGTCAGCAAGATCCCAGTCGAGCGTGTAGGAAGCTGGCTTGATCCCATGACCATCTAGCTGGTTGGCGATGATCACATAGGCGTAGCGACGATCGAGCGGTGTGCCTCCAGACGCGAAGATGTGCGCCACCCCTGGCACCGTGGGAAACCAACCCGCCTGGACGGTGCCGAGGCGCATCGTGCGCTCGGGTAGCGGTGATGGTTCGCAGGCTAGCGCCAAACGTACATAATCTTCGAAGAAGGCATCGTCGTTCTGAGTAGCTGTGATATGCGTCCAACGCTCGGGCATTCACCCATTATAACGTAGATGGATGCCCGATCTATGTCATCGGCAGAGCGGTCTATGACCCCGGCTATGGGGCTTGCTCGGGAGACGTAGCCAGAGCAGCGTCAATCTCTGCTGACCACCTCTTGGCCAGCTGCCGTCGATAGAGTGACGAGTTCGCCGCATCCCCGGCCAGTACGCAGATATTAGATTGCGCCTGTTTCAATGCCTCCCGCAGCACCTGCTCTCGCTCCGACGCGAAACGGGCTTGCTCGGCTGCAGCGAAGATATCACGCAAGCCCTGCACCCACGCTGGATGCTGAAGCGCATTGTTGGTGAACAATGGCGCATGCGTGCCCTTCGGCGCCGCCTCTAGTGTCTGGTTACGCTTTCTCATCACTACCTTTCTTTGTGTCGTCTTCGATCAAGCACGCCCTATATACTACACGATAGGCTGAACATAGTCAAGACCTCTGACGGGAATTTCGTCATCGATCTCGCCGTCCCATAGGCTCTGCTGGTGTCCGTCCCAAGCTCGCTGGTACGCGGTGTCAAAGTCATCGTGGCCTTCGGTCACGTCAAGGATCACTTGATCACCTTGGAGCCAAGCTCCCACGAATTTCTCCGGGTCCCGCAGACGATCCGCGAAACGCTGGATGAAGGATTCCACATCCGCAGGGCTGAACGACTCCAACGGGAAGGGAGTCTGGGTCGCTAGATCCGGAGCGAACCCGTAGCGAGTATGCGGGCTTTCGCCGTGAAGGTTGATTGTGCTACCGACTCCCTCGATAGCCTTCTCGTAGATGCGCTGCGCGACTTGGGTAGGATCGGTCTTGGACTGGAAGTCCCAACGCTTGTCCTCTTCGGCAGGCTCGATCGCAGGCGGCTCACCGATGTAGGTGATCGTAGGGTCATCGAGTAGCTCCCACTCGGGCTTGAGCATCGGCGTAGGGTTCGTGAAGCGTACACCAGGGATAGCGCGCTGGAGAGCGCGCTCAGTCTGGTACTGCTTCTGGTACGGATTCGTGCTGTCCTTGCCCGGCGCAAGGCGCGTACGAGAGAGGATCGATCCATAGCCGTTCTGTGCGACCGAACCAAATGCCATCTCGGCGCGGTTACGATCTGACCAATCGCCCCACATCGGATGTTCGAGCAGTTGGTTATGCGTTAGCTGCTCGCCCTCAGGACGACCCATTTGTCCCATCAGGAGACGATTGGTAGCAGGGTCATAGACGAACTTGGCTAGCTGCCGATCGAAGGGAGCAGCCGTCTTTGCGGTCTTCTCCGCAGTCCAGCTATCACACACCTGCCCTGCCGAGACATCCTTTTCGCCATAGCCCCAGCAATTCCCTTTACCGTCTTTGGCCTTCCAGTACATCTTGCAGGTGGAACAGCGCTCCTTTGGCTTTTCGTGCTGTCGCAAGTTAGGTGGATCGGTAGGAGCGCTCGCGCTGCGCTGCTTCAACTCGTCGTAGTAGCCGTGCAGGTCACGGAGAGGACCGACAGGGAACTGGAGTCCAGGGTGCTCTAGCTGGACCTGTTCCGGCGTGTGAGCGACGGTAATATGTGGCTTGTATCCACCGGGGAAGCGAGAGACCGGCAATCCTCTCTGCTCTGCCTCATTGAGCATTCCTTCTCCGTCGTTGATGAGATCGGGGTTGTGGACTCGGAGAACGGTAGGGGTGAGTGACTTGCCCTCTGCTGGAGAGAACGACTCAATTCCCGTCGTGGTGACAGGATAGGTAATACCGGACCTACTATTAGCCCATTGCTGATGTTCTGGATTGGAGAATCCTTCAGGACTGTAGATGCCCGTGACGTGGTACTTGCTCGGGTCCTGGAACTTCGTTCCCTCGGGCCACTGCTGAGCCTGTGTCCATTCGTGGATCTGCTGCTTGGCCTGGTCGGGGATCATGTAGCTTGGAGCGAACCAGTCACGACCGGCTCTCTTCACTGAGGCGATGTACTCCCCCGATGCCTCGCTAAGGGCCGGGAACAAACCCCGGTTAGCCAGCATCTTGTAGACGATGTTGCTCTCTGAGTTGTGAGAATACAAACCCTCCGCGATCAAAGTCTTTGTACTTGTCCCGATAGCCACAACTTCCTGCGCTCTTAGCTCTTCCATGCGCTCGATAGTTGCAATACATACATCTTCTTCTAGATAGCGACCCTTTGGAGAAATTTGTCTTCCCACCCAAAAATCAGGATAATTCTGCCGCAGGCGGACGGTCGGTACTTGATACAAGAAGCGCATAGCCTCCGCTACGCCACCAAAAATTTGAACATTATACGCAGTGTCATAGATACCATATGGTTCGTTTTTCTTATGTCGAGAGTAACCAAACCCGAGCGCATCAAGACATTCGCAAGTGTACTCTAGAACCGCGCCGCCCTTTTGTGCAAACTGCAAACGCCCTAGCTTTGTGATATGTCCCTCACCATCAAACATACCGGCAACGTATGCTGCCTTCTCTCGATCAATTTGACTTGTCCAGGGCCTACCAAAACGAATGATCCTATCACCCGCTATGAGATCTTGTGTTTCCTTCCAAACCACCGTATTCTTTGGTCCGCGTACAAGCCAACTGTGATGATTGCTAGCCACAATAGGCAGTTGCTTATCGGTGTGTATACGATAAGAGGGAAGCACCTTACGATCTAGACTCGTCACGCGTGCGCGCTGAAATGTTCGTTGTTGTCCGCGAGTAGATCCGTCTGTAGATTGAGTCTTGATCTCCTCATCAAACCCGACTAGCTCATCGCCTACCGAGATTTCTCCTATCGGCTTCCATTCAAACCTTGAAGTCAAAACCAATGTATCCGGAGCAAGACAGAAGTCACCCTTCCCCTTCGACATGTCTCGTTGACGTTTCTTGTGGATCGAGTGCCAGAAGGCAATAGCCTGATCAGGCTCGTAGCGCAAGAGGCGTTCCATCTTGTCGGCCATTTGAAGAGCCCAGGCGTAGAAACCACCCTCCTGCGCCTTGACATCGTGGGCGTGGGCTCGATCTGGAGGCACGATCCATTTACCATTGTCCAGGTTGTAGCCCGACCGTAGACCCGGCTTGTACAGATCGCTCGGCTTGATGCCCTCGCCGACCACGAAGTCTTGTAGGGGGTACGGGGTGCCGGGGAGAGTGCGACCGTCTAGCTTTTGCACCATGAGCGCGATCATCTCGGCGCGCGACCACTCCGGGAAGACCTTCGTGTCCACGAAAAGGCTAATATCCACGTCACTATTAGCGCTGTACTGATATGTGGTCAACGATCCCGTGAAGACCAAGGACAGCCATTTCTCCACATCCGTGTAGCCTGCATCTTCGAGCGTCTTGTAGACCTGCGTCTTGATCCAGTGCGCGTGAACAGGCTTGAGCACCGGCTTGTCGGATGCGGGGTTATCCCACACGAGCGGATCAAGCTCCGCGTGGATAGGGTCGAGGATGTTAGAGAGCCTCATGTGCCCCACTCTCGATACCATTGCCCATCCGGATGGCGATCCACGAGCGCCGGAGAGCCATTGTGGCATGGTGCATCGATGTCCTCGCGACTGTCGAACTCATAGGCTGCCCATCTCTCATACCCATTACTCTGGAGGCGATTGCGATAAAACGGCAGCAAGACGTGCCCGTTTCGTTTATCCTCAAGAACCGGGCACTCGACCATCTACTTCTTGGCGTTCTTTTTGTGGACGACGATCGTTTCAGTCGGAGTCTTGATCCCAACGCAGAGCACATGATTCGGAAGCTCGTTGCTCGGGATCAACAACATCGGTTTATGGCTCATTTGTTCTCCCTCTCGTTTGACGAAGACGCGCTTAGGGCGCTTGGATCGATTGACATACTTGACACTCGACGGCAGACCTAGCATTGTTCGATCGTTACCTCTAGTTCGGCACGGCGCTCCTCTGGCGGAGGAGCCAGAAAACCGAAGCATCTGTCGCGAGCTTGTATGTCTGCGTGGCGCTCCGAGATTGCTTTGATCGTGAAACGAGCGTCGGTGCCCGTCTTGGGATCATGGCATTGCGCCCAGTACGTGTTGAACGTGAGCGCGATCATGGAAAGGGCAGCTTGGCTACGGCCAACGGGTCGCGCACTGTGCGCTCCTGTTGCAGACGTTCGAAGCGTTCCTCGAAGTCGAGCGCTGCGGCCTCCTTGAGGCGCTCGACATCCTCCTGAGGAATCTCGTCCTCGGGGGCAAAATAGATCTGTCCATTGGCGTCCATTATACCTTTACCGCCTCGGTGGTATGTGATCAGGGAAATCGTGATCCAGCAGAGAAGCGATCTCGGGCTGAAGATACAATGCGACATCATCCCATTGATTTTCGGTTAGCAGCCCTGCTGAGTGACTCTCAATGCGTTCCGTAATCTGGTCGACTACATCGCAGGCCAGCACCTCTCTTTGCATATCCGTAAGTTTCATACAACCAGTATAGCAGGCTCCACGGCGTTGTACAAGTCCGTAAGAGCCCGATAGACAGTTTTTCTAACTAGATTGTGCGTTTGCGTATTCCTGTGCCCGTTCCAACAATCGCGCTCGATCATTGAGGCTTTGATCAGCCACCACGTCGTTGGTGAGTTGCCGAAGGACAATGCCTATTTGTGGTCCCTTGAGCCCAAGCGCAAGAAGATCGTTACCATTTACACTCAAGCTACTCTGATTTGTTGCAGCACCAACACTTCGAGCTTGTTCAACCAATTCACGTTGACGTTCAATCGTATCTTGGTTACGATTGCTAATGCCGCCTTTGCCCGCCGTATCTGCTTCTCGCAAAGTCAATAGATCATCTGCGCTATCACCATGCTTTTGAAGAAATTTCCTGGCCCCCTTTGGTGATGAAAAGTCGCTCCACATGTGCGAGTTGATCAGGTTGTGGATGTTGCGGATTTTCGAGATAGGGTAGTTGAAAGTCTGACGTAGACGCGCCTCGGCAAGATCCGCCCCGACTTTGGCGTGGTCGGCTCCGACCGGCTGGCCGTTGAGCATCCCGGCATAGTAATGCGTCGCACCCGTCACCGGGTCCTCCCATGCAGATGCAGGCTTGCCCATGTCATGGAGCAGCGCAGCGAGACGCAGGTCTGGATCTTTGGTATGACGGGAGATGTTGTCGAGGACGTTCAGACTGTGCTCACCGAGCGTGTAGGTGTGGTGAGGGTTTTTCTGGTCGTAGTAGAAGTTACTCTCTAGCTCCGGAAAAAGATGTTTGAGCACTCCCGTCTCGTGCGCTAGTCGGATTCCTCCGGCTGGATTCTGGCTCACCAGGAACTTCTCAAGCTGCTGCTTCAGCGCATCGGGTGACTCTTGGTCTAGTCGAGGGGCATGTTCCTCCATCTCCTTGCGTGTCTGCTCATCAGGAACCAATCCGTGTCGAGAGTGCATTGTGAGAGCGCGCACAAGTCTTGTCGGGTCCTCATCGAAAGATCCTGGGTGGGTTGTCCGTAGAGCATGAGACTCAAGATCTCTAGCTCCACCATATGGGTCCACCAATCTTCCAGAGTCAAGATCGACTGCCATGGAATTGGCGGTGAAATCTCGCCGTTGGAGATCTTTCTCGACAGGTAGGTTGTGATCAACTGTGATCTGCCCTTGTCCACGGGTGCCTCCTTGGTCGTATGTGTCGGTGCGAGGGAGAGCGATCTCAACCTCTTGGCCTTTCGTGTGGTAGCGGTAGACGCCAAAGCGCTTGCCCGTCAGATCCACGCGACCCGGCAGGTGCTCCAGGATGTTGTTCACATCCTCGGGCGGAATACCCGACACCATCAGGTCGATGTCCTTAGGCTCCTTCTGGAGCAGCGCATCGCGCACAGCGCCACCAACCACGTAGACCTTGCCTCCGGCCTCTTTGAGAGCCTGCGATGCCGTCCAGGCCGCGCCATCGGCAGCGGTGATCGAGCGAATGTAGGTGCCTACGTCTGCTGATGCGACCTTGTGCTTTTCTCCCGTCTGGCTTTCCATTTCGAGGCTCGTGATCTCTAGTCCTGGGTGGCTGTAGTACCACAACTGCATCATGTGGTAGGTTGAGAAGGGAATCGTGGTCGTCGTGTTGATGACCATCTTGCCCTTCGGTTCGTAGTAGCCCTCTACGATACCACCTGGTGTGAACTGACCCATGATGTCGGGGGTGCGCATGCCCGGATGACCGACCGTGATGTAGTCCTTTTCGATGTCGTAGATGAATGGAATCGGAGCCTGTAGCAGATCCTTGCCTTCTTTCCCGGCCGCCGCCTCGAATCGCCATGAGTCCGGGAAAGTCAACGAACCGGGCTCTGCGTCCATCCACGGATCTGGATGCTCGGGAGACTCGACAGGAGCGATCTCGCCCTCTGATGGCCATCGAGAGTTCATCCCGCATGATTCGCAGAAACCATATGTGAACGGGACCCCATTGGACATGCGATCCCTGCGCACCATCGAGTCCTTTCCACAATGCGGGCATCTGACTCTCGGATCGGTAGCATCGGCCTCGAAGATCCGCCCATCCGGTGGGGCGAATTTCCATGGGTTCATAGATCCCATCACGGGGATCGCGGTCGGAGTCACGTTACGCGGGCGCAGCGGTAGAGGCGTGTCGGAGTCTTCGATGGTCGGGAAGTGCCCGTCATCGATCGGTGCTGCTTTGGGGTCCTGGTGATCCTGCGTGTGCATGACGTACGCTTTGAAGTCTGGCAGCGTCTCGTTGCAGTACGGGCAGCTCAAGTCGCCTTGAGGCTCCCCGTCGAAGGCTTTGCCCGGATCGGCTTCTGGGTCGCCCTTGTCGTAGGTAGTCGGCCACTCCTTATTCTTGACACGATCGTTCATGTCGGTGCCGCCGGGGTACTCGGCGATGCGATAGCCGAAGTCCTTCGCCCATTCCTCCAAGCCGGGTCGAGCGAACTGGTTCGGAGAACGGTTGAAGTGCGCGGTGCGACCCACTACCTCGATCTCATCGAAGCTGCCCCAGAATGGTTGCCCGCTGAGCTTGAGCTTCCCATCTCGGTAGCCGTACCAGAAGGACTTCTTTGCTCCGAAGTCGTCTGCGACAGGTTGCCCGCTGCCGTCTACGAGTCCGCCCCACTTCCAGCCCACCTGCTTGCTGTAGTCCTTCATCATCTTCACGAGCCCGCGCAGGCCAACGTTCGTCTCCACACTCCAGAGAGCTTCGCGGCCTCGCACGTTGACGTATCCGACCGCAACGGGTCCCTCGTGCTCCCCGGAGATCCCGGCTTCTTGAGCCATCGTCTCGTAGTCATCCGTGGGGGAGACTTTGAACTCGCCGTTGGCGAACATGAATCGATACTCATGCTCGACAGGTTCCTCCATCGAGAGATTGAGATCATCAATCACAGGATCGTGGAAGTCGCGCTGGTTGAATTCCTCTTCGGCCTGCGGACCTTCTGCCGGGTAGGCGTCAGAGCCCGCTCCGCCAGCGTCGGCCTGTCGAGTTAGCTTGCCCTCAAGCGCCGCGTTGGCTCGTTCAGCGAACAACTGTGAGCGCTGAGAGATAGACGGCGACTGTTCGAGGTCTTCCCAGTCGCGTTTGTCCTGTCCAGGCTGCGGGTCGCTCTGGATGCGGAAGTCGCGGTAGAGAGGATTGGTGGCGTGCGTGTAGATGACCGGGCCTGGGCGGTGACGCATCTGCTCGGGCTCATGCTCGTAGGGCTCATCGTCTGCGTCCTGCATTTCCGCAGCCCACTTGGCCCGACCGTAAGCAGTCTGGTCGCCCGTGAGATCCACTACGTAGTTCTTGTCCGGACTCACCCAGAAGAAGTGGCCGTCCTTCTGCCCAACGTGCCCGCCTCCGAGCTTGCCTTGAAGCCACTTGGACGTGACGTAGCAATGGCCAGCGCTCGGCTGCGGATGCCCGCGCGAATCCTCTGGCCGAGTCTCATCTGACCAGGCGTGTTCGGCTGCACGGCGCAGTTCGTGCAGTTTCTCTTGAGTGATCGTGTCTGGATCAAAGTCACTTGTTGCTACGCGCCGAAGTCGCATTGGTGAAATATCGCCCTCGTGGTAATACGATCCATCACCACTTCGTTCATCTTCCTTGATCGGCAACCCCCGATCGTCAATTTCCCATAGGTCGCCAGGAATACCATGTTCGGCACTAGGATTATCATACATATAAACGCGAGGCGTACCTTTTTCCATCGGGCCTTCGCTAAACACAAAATCGCCTGGATTCGATGCGCGCAGACCTTCCCGCTCTATCTGCTTACGTGCTTGTGAAGGTGCTATGTGCCACAAGGGGCTCATACTAATTACCGCCTAGAAAGGCAGATCTTCCTCGGGCTGCTGCACGGGTGGATGCGGAGTGCCGCTATGCGGGTTCATGAACGGGTTCTTGAAAGGAAGCTCCTCCACGAGCTTCTGTCCCGAGTTGCTACGAAACGATGTAACGCCCTGGTAGGGCTGGCCGTTGGCTGCATGCCACGTTTCGAGCGGCATCTCTTTGACGTAGATGGACGCCATGCTGGTGCGGAAGTTGAGCAACACAAGCACGCCCAGAATGCCCTTCAATTTCAGTTCTGCGGCGGCGTTGTTCTTGGCTTCCTTCTCAGCCGGTCGGCCGGGGATAAAGCGATGGTGTTCTGTGTCAAAACTGAGCGTCTTGACCTCGATGCCCCATTCCTTTGTTGTGCCGTCGAGCGGTGAGTTGGCAGTTGCCCCACCGGGGTGCCACCACATGATCGGTCCGTAACCCGGTAGGCCATGCTGCGCTACGAGGTCCTCCCCGATCTGCGACTGCTCGGCCATAGATAGGCCGATGCGCGTACCGCCGCCTGCGCTAAATGGCTCCAAGTAGTCTTCAGGAGCACCGTGCCATGGCAAGTGAGACATCGTGTCCCAGGATGTGCGGCATTTCGGGCATGTGTAGTAGCCCGCGTCAGGATGAGTCTGAACCTCTTGCTGCGTCTCAGGCGAAAGGAAGAAGTTGCAGCCCGGCTTGTAGCACTTCTCGTATCCGGACTTCGCTAGCTCTTCAGCTTCTTCGGGAGAATAAGCACGCGCCCCATGTTCATTGCCCAGCAGCATCTACTTCACGCCTCTTCGCGGTCGCCACGGCGATATCGCGAATTGGCCCATCGCAATAGGGACATGCAGCGACCGGCGAGTGATACCGCATGGTGAAGGTAGGGAGCGCAACCAAGGCAATAGGATGCTTACCCGTGTTCTCCCATCGCTCCTTGCAGTTCTCGCAGATATCGCCTGCCTTCTGAAACTCGAAGTTGTCGGCCCTCATTCCTCATCCATCCCCGTGTCGGATTCTCTTTCGAGCACGCGAGCGATCGTCGCATCCTGCAAGGAGGCAAGGATGTGTGCGAGTTGCGACTGTACGATCAATGCGTGTTCGGGCTCGCGTGCTGCGTGGAACACGCGAGGAATGATCATGGGAGGTGCGCCTGGAACTTCCGCGCACTCCAGAGCGATGAGGAGATAGGCCGGAGCCCCAGTAAGCGCTTCACTCGCTTGAGCAGCCAAGTCCTCCCACTTGTCCGAGCCCTCGGACTCGTCGTCTTCGACCGGGGCCTGTGACTGCTCAGCAATGTCGTCAGAGGGTGCCCCTACCTGCGCAGGGGGCGCTCCCAGAGCGCCGAAGATGGCCTGCACGAAGTTCTCGGTGATCGCACGTACGTGCTCTTGCGTGTCGTCTTGGTTGTTTGGTTGCGTTGCCTCGGCCATCTCTTTCTCCTCTACTGCCTCGAATTGCCCCTCCCAGGTCCAACCATCCTCTGCGCCGTTGTAGGCCCAATGGTCTTTGTCCCATTGGATGAACACTTGAGGGTATCCGTACCTGTCACGTTTGCGCTTTCTGATCCATCCCTCATTACCCACGCGACTGAAGCCGCCGTAGAGGCTGGGGTCAACCCCCTCGCGTAGCTTGACGCGCGTGTCGATGTTGAATCGCTGCTCGGGCTTGTCCATGTTGATCCTGGTATCTACCCATTATGCTCCCGCTGGTGGATCTTGTACAGGGTCTAGCTGTGGCTTGGGCACAGCCTCCGCCTGCGTAGTGAAGACCTGGGCGAGTTGCGCCCCTGAACTCGCTACCATGCGACCCTGCTGAATGATGGCTCCGTTGAGCGCATTCACGATCTTGATGAACGTGTGCGCCAAGAAGAAGAGAGCGAGTCCGGCCCATGGCGTCGTTGCGTAGCCAAGGAAGACGCTGCCGAGTGCCAAGCTTGTCAGTGTGACATCGGAGATGATCGCTAGAGCTAGCCCGACGACGTAGTTGAGGGCGTAGGCAGGGAATGTCTTGAAGATAGAAAGGATCGTCTGCTCTTGCTTCTGGTTCATGCCGTGGCCTCGATGATTGTCGTGGAAGTGTAGAGTTCGTCCAGGATAGCAGAACGCGCCTCCTGAAAGCGATTCAGCATAACGTGCATTGCTTCAGGCGGTACGCACTGATTACCCTTGCGAGCGGCATTCCGGCCAAGCGCCTGATCGGGGTTGTTGAAGAAGATCAGGTGCTTCTCTGCGTTGTAGTAGTCCGCGATATCGGACAGTTGCCAGCGGAACGATTGCACCAGACCCGTGGTGTCAGCCACGGCGTCTTTGCCCTCCTCCAGCATGTCGCCGATGCGACGGAAAAGCTCTTCGAAGACCTCCTCGTTGCGCTCTCGCTGGTAGGGCTCACCAGGCCATTTCTGTTCGCGCAGCGCATCGCTGCTTACGATCGACCATGGCTGAAAGTAGGTACGCGCCCACGTAGACTTACCGCACCCTGGTATTCCCGCCAGGATGAAGAGTCGCGGGCGTAGTCGCTCAATGGAGGAACGCATAGATTTCATCCCGTAGGTCTTCGAGTTCTTGCGTGTGATCCACGTCTCCGTCGCTCTCTCTCAAAGACAAATCGTTGAGTACACGATACCATCGCTCTAGGTCGTCGTGCGTCGGCCCGATTTTGGCACCCATCCCGTGAGGCGGCAAATCCGTCGAGATTACATGCGTGTGCGGACTTTTGTCGCGCTCTGGATGATCAAAACTACTCGTCCTCTGGAATGGGCTTGCCACTCTCGTCCTCCTCATCTAGCAGACCAAGATACGCAGACAGCGTTGTGTGTGAACGCTCAAGCTGTCGCGAGAGCGGGCTTTCTTTCGGTGCCGTCAATCCCTGGTGATAGCTGTCGGCTAGATCGCGCGCCTGGACCTCTCCAAGCGACATGTTCAGAGCCCACAATGCCTCGTGCAAGTGGTGGCGGAAAACGGGAATATATTCCAGTGGATCGTTCTCTGGAACGCCCTTCTCCTCCTCTACTTGCTCTTGGGTATCAGTTTCTTGGGCCATACGTCCCCATTTTCTTTTCGCTTTTTCTTCTCATAGGGTAGCAGGATGCGATCGATGAAATCTGCCTTCGCCCCCTCCAGCGCGCCCAGAATCGCAGCATAGTCTTCGTACCGCAAAGGGCGATCGAACCAAAGCATGTGCTCCGTAATGGCCTGCTGAAGCATGTAGGTAAGCTCGCCAGCACTGCCAGCGAGCTTACCTGCCGCGACGCACTCCTTACCGTTGTCGTCAAGGTACGGCATCAGATACCGTGCGCCCTCTGTAGATCACGGCGCGACACTTTTTTGAGGCTCGGGTAGTGGACGATCTCCAGACCGAGCAGACGGCTAAAGTATGTCTCCAGTTTCGCCCCTTTGGAGTATTTCCAACCCGGCAGCACAACGATCCCTTCAACGCCCGTGTCTCCGATCAGTTTGAGATCTTCGGAGAGCAACGTGGCCCAGGAACGTGGTCCTTCCTCGGAACCGTCTTTGGACGCCAGCAGTTGCTTGCGCTCAGACGGGATGTCCATGTCCACCGGAAGGATGGCATCATAGCCCTGCTTCAGTAGATCCTTCTGTGCATTGAGAAATGCCGGAACGTTGAACTTTGGGTGACCCGACATCGGGCCTGCTATATACACTCGTTTTGCCTTCATTGTCCCTCCTAAAGTAGCAGGAGCGCATTCGCCCCTGCGAGCATGATCGTCGCTACGCCCACCTTGATGTTGTTTTCAGCGAGCGCAACGACGCCGACTAGGGCAAATGCCACGACGGCAATATAGGTGAATGCAAGACGCATCTCCTACTTGCGAGTCCTTTTCGCCCGAGACGCTTTGGGTGTAGTAGGTGTCTCCTCGACCGGCGGAGCAAACGGCCGATCGTCCGTTCCCAGGCCGCGCAAAGCGAAGGAGAAGAGCGCAAAGCAGTGCCACGCGGCGTGCGCCAAGTGGTGAAGCTGCGATTCCTCGTCCCGTTCCTCGCGATCCCAGAAGAGATGTAGGTGACGCTGGAGCGCGTCGTATGAAGAACTCCAGTTGTAGCCCCGCAAGTAGTTTAGGCGCGCGTACTTCTTGCGCCCGAACCCGCAGACCTGCGCAACCTCCATCAGCGCCCGAGGATCGATGTCCCCCAGTACCGCGTCCTTCTGGCCCTTTTCTCCGCCTGTTGTCGGGTCTGCTACCCGGACCTCGCTGTTGTCAATACTCATACCGCTGTTGCCTCCTCAGGCTTTGTTGTGTAGAACCCAACTTTGGTGTTGGGGATCGGCTTGCGGAAATCATCCACTTTGGTTGGCGGATGTGTCAGGTCCGCCTCTAGCCGTAGCGCCTCGCAAGCCTCACGCTTGCTGTGTTTGCGTCCGCAGAGTTTGCACCATGTCGCTGCGCGCTCCGCCTTGTGCAACGGAGTAGGAGCGAGGGCGTAGGCGGCCTTGACCCACCAAGGGATCAGAGGGTTCGTGTAGAACTCCGTCTCCTGCTCCTGCTCGAACTGCTCTTGATCCTGCTTCTGGACCTTCTCGAAGTCGCCGAGCGGGATGATGGGACTCTTTCGTTTCCTCATGTCGTTGCGATGCTGATGAGCAGGTTGTGTTTCATTGCGACCGCCAGGATGGCATTTTCTGCCTCCTGCTGAGCCACAGGCGAAAGCGTCTCCCCGGCCTGATCGTAGAGCACGATGCACACCGCGTTCTGCTTCTGCTGGTACGTCTGGCCCTTCGACTTCTTGGACTTGCCTTTGCTGCTCTTGACTGGTGCGAGAGAGGACACGCCTCACTCCTTTACTTCGGCTTTTCGCTCGCTGAACGAGCCTTATCGGTACTGCTGATCGCGCCACAAGAGCGCGTCGTTGACGTAAGTTGCGTTCTCGATGCGGAAGAACCCATTCGGGTGTACCGTCACCGTTGTGAAGCCCTGCTGCCAGTCGGGCAGTGGCGTGAAGTTCGGCCACTTGCGCCCCTTGACAGGAGTCTGGTTGACGCGACACATGCACCCGGCCTCAGCCGCAGTGAGAGTCGTGAGCGCGCCGTCGATGTCGTGTGTCGTCTTGTAGATGATGGACTGTCGGTGGGTGTGGCCCACGATCACACTGTAGCCAAGGTGCTCAAGCGTCGCGAGAGCGGATACACCTGATCCCTGACGTGCGATCCATCCGTGGCGCACAGCGAGCTTGTGGCTGAGGTTGATCTGTGCAAGATCGTATGAACCTTCGGGCTCCACGTACTCGATGTCCAACTCGTCCAGGCGGAGCAAGAATGGCAGTCCTAGGGCGACTGCACCTTTCTCCTCCGGCGAGTCAGCTTGCTTCGCTCCGTAGAGCGGCTGCATCGAAGGCTTGTCGAGCAGGATGTTGCGCAGGCGCTCATCGTGGTTACCCGCGAGCTTCCTGATCCGAGCGTTCGGCGCTGCTCGGCGGACACCACGGAGTAGGTCATACCCACTTTGCGTACACTCGTTGACTGTGGCCGTGTTCTCCGGGTCCAGTCGATGGCGACTGATCTCCGGATAGTCCACTGTGTCACCGAGGAACGTGACCTCATCGGGTTCGTTCTCTTCAAGCCACCCGCAGAAGAGGTAGTGAAGGTTTTCGTCGTGGAAGGGGGCTTGCTGGTCACCTGCGACAACGATGAGTTGCGCCCCCTTCGTCGCGGCCTTCTTGCGCGGCGGTGCTACCCAACCATCTGAACGCGCAGCGAGCAGTTGTTGCTCGGGATGCTTGCGACGGAGATTGAGCTTGGCCTGATGGTAAGTGACCATGCCTTCCTCAGCGCTCGGTCCATCCCACTCATTGATCGTGGCGCTATCGATGACCCACTCTTCGGGGTCAAGCCCACGCTCACGAAGCATTGTGTCCGGGTCATCCATCGAGGTACCTTGGCGGGCAGAGGAGGTAAGCTCCCCCTCGTCACCTGAGATCCTGTACCCCGCGTTCGCGGCCTTGTTGTAGACCTCCAACCCGTGTCGTTTGCGGAACCTGCGAATCGACTTCTCGGTTGTCTCGAAGCGATGTTTGGATGACCACAGAGCCTTGACGATCGAGGCGTTAGTCTCGCCTCTCCCAATCAACTCTTTGATGAAGCCGACGATCGGCTCCTGGTCAAGCGGACTTTGGCTCTGCGGGGTTTGGTTGCTCACTTGCGTCTTCATCCTCGTTAGGTTCGGGGGCTAGAGAGTCGATCATGGAGTACTTCTTTCCAGCGATTGGGTCTATCTGTACACGGCGCTTGATGGGAGTTTCAACGATGATCTCTTCTCCGCCTGCCGTCTTCTGAAGCTCTTGGTTGGACTTGAGTACAAACTCCTTCTCGGGCTCTGCCAGTGTAGCATCGGGCTCTATCTCCTCAGCCAGCGCGGCTAGTCTAGCAGCTACCTCATCGGCGATGCGTTGTTGGTAGGTGGACGCATGCTTGGGCCACTTGGAGTGCAGGTCGTTGAGCGTTTTGCGCGAGATACGCTCCAGGTCCTGACCTTTGTAGTGATCCTCCAAGTAGTCCACGAACGGCAGGCCAAGATCCGGGTGATCGCCCAGGAACTTGTCTAGCTCAGAGCCTTCCGCTACGCTTAGGCGCGGGACGCCATCGTTGGACGTGTTATAGGTCAGACCAGGGCGTCGCTCGTTGCTCACCTGCGGCACCGTACCAGGTGCGCCAGGCTGCATCGGAGAGGTCGCGGGAGGTCCGCCACCTGGAGGCGCTGTACCGGGTCCTGAGCCTAGTCCTGGGGGTGCTGGCGGCATGACGATCCCTGCGCCTCCTGGGGCTCCCCCTGGTCCTCCTGGAGGCGGTGCGCCACCGGGTCCGCCCGGTGCTCCTCCTGGGGCTCCCCCACCCTGCATACCCTGTGGTGCGCCTCCGCCTGCGCCAGGTCCGTGGATCAGCACGGACTCACACTCAGCCTTGAGGTCGAGCGGTACTGGTAGACCTTTCACCGTGAGCGCGTAGTACGTCTCCATCTTCGCTTGCTGCTGCGCGATGGTCTGCTCCTTCAACTCGGTGTTGTACTCATTGATCTTGTCTTTGTACTTCCAGTCCACACCAATGAGTAGGTCTGCAGTCGGCAATGTCACACCCATCTGGCGTAGCTCCATGAGGAACTGACGCTCAGTGGCCTCGTCGCGTAGGTCGAAAGTGGCGAAGGTGAGATCCGGCACGAGCAGCTTCGGGACCTCCTTGATCTGCTTGTTGCCTTCTTCGTCATAGACAACAACGCGCTCGAAGATAGGTACGCGCGTCTGTCCCTTTTTTTCGTAGTCCTGGTGACCCTGCGCCTCAGCAACGACGAGAGCACGCTCACGGTAATGTGCCTTGAGCATGTTCTGGAACGTCTTGAGGATCTGATTCATGAACTCAGCTTGCAGGGCGCTTGATGCGTACGGCTGTGAGTTCGAACCAGCGGAGAGCAGTGACGGGTTGACGCCGAAGACCTGCATGATGCGACGCTCGATGCGATCGAAGTCATCACCAAGGCGAGGCATCTGCTCGCGTCCGAAGACTGACGTAATGTCGAGCCCAAAGTGATGCACCATGAGGCGGAAGTCGGATGCGAGCGCGACGTCAAGATCGTCACGTACGGACTCAAGCTCAGCAGGTGTCGGAATCCACGGAGGCAGGCCCTCGCCCATGTCCATGATCCCAAGCTTGGCGAGGATCAGCGGCGAGTACAGACGCTCGGCGATGGCTTCCTGGGAGGCGAGTAGCTTTTCCTCGTAGAGCAGCGTACGCAGACCACGGAGCAGAATCGGCGTGCCGTGGTCGTCCCAGTTGTTCATCTTGTTGGCGACCTGGCGGATCATCACCGGGGAGATCGGGATGTGCTCGCCCTTGAGGAGGTACGGGATGAGGTCCGCGTAGTGCTCCTGGAGCATGTACCACTCGCGCGTAGGGCTCTTGGTCTGAGCGATGCGGCGCAGGTAGTCGGGCGGAACGATCTTCAACTGCTGCGTGTTGAGGAACGGGAAGTTGTCGATCACCACGTCCTCGGGGTTGATCAACTCCTCGTGCTCCCAGACGCCGAGATCCTCATCGAATGAGCCCAGCGGGAATGCCTCGCCGACGCACCAGTACTCGCGACCCAGTGAGACGAAGAACTCGTCGTAGCTGAGGTTGCGCATGAAAATCTCCTCGTAGATGTCCGTCAGCGCGTGATCCTTGCATTCGAACTCCATGCCGATCAGCGGGAAGCGCGTGAAGATGTCGATCAGCGTCGGCACCAGGTAGTGGGTCGCGTAGTACAGGCGCAGCCACTTGTGGAGCTTGTGACGATGGCCCTCGTCCGCTACGTTCCACGGTAGACCTGAGAGATCCCAGTACTCAAGCGGATCGTAGAAGCGCGGGATAGCGTTCTGCGCATCGGTGCCGCTCGGAGAAACACTCGCTGCCGTGCGCTGCATGCGCCTCGACAGAGTGCGTTTGGAGTCCATGGCCTGGATCTTGGCCGCGTTCTCTTTGAGCATCCGCTGTACCTCAGGTGATTGGATATTGTCCGATGTGACCGTTTTGCCGAGGCGGTAGGAGAGGTTCTCAAGGCTGACTCCAGCGGCCTTCTGGAGCGAGCGCGTTTGTGTTACGGCCTCACCGTAGGATTGAGCAGCACGACCAGAATGACGCGGAAGTACCAAGCCATTTCTCCGCAAACGCTCTAGCTCCGCATCGAGCTTTTGTTGATCATAGTCTGACATCAAGTATTACCCCGTTGATTGGAGCGGTTTTCGCGTTCTTGCTCGAATTGCAGGCATTACAAAAAGGACGGAGATTAGCGGGCCAACTAGATCCTCCCTTACTAACCGGGATCACATGATCAATAGTTTTGTATCGTTCTCCGGGAGCAGCATTTGCCTTAGTGGGCAACGCCCTCCAATCACAGCCACAGAGATAGCAGCGGCCTCCATAGAAATCGATGCGCGCATTTAGCTGCTTATCCGTGTATGATCCACATACTCCACGCCTCAAGTGATTTTGACGACGCTGAATGGAGCGTACCTTCTCTCGATTCCTATCGCGCCATTCGCGATCGGCGACCAAACGGGTTTCTTTGATACGCTGTCGAGTCTGAGGTTTTGCTCGATATCGTTCTTTGGCTTCTTTGTCGGCATTGGGATGACGTTCACGCCATTCCCGCGCCCTTTGCGCAGCGGGTATCATTCACCTGCACTATAGCAGGCTAAAACAGATGTGAAACGCGCTTGAGAGTTGCGGAAGTTACGAAACCTTGTCGCTTTAGCTCTTTATCATGCAATTCGCGCTGCCATCTTTCATCTTCTTCACGAGCCTTGGCAGTATCGCCTCCGTTTTTCTCAGCCCATTCCTCTTTACTCATTCCCTCTGGCTCATCGTCATTGTATTCACTTGCAGCGAGAGAACCAACAACAGGGATTTGCACACCCTCGGTGTTCTGTCCTTCTTGGGTGCGTTTCATCATTTCGCCCTGTTTTTCCTGCGCTGCTGCCATGGCTGCCTGCGGTGCTGCTCCCTGCTGAACCGCTCGTTCGTAGGTGAACTGTGCAGCCGGGTGCATGCCCTCGACCATGCCCTCATACGCGCCCGGATTGTACGGCAGTGCGGTGTCTTTCTGAGCCATCGGTGGACCCTCGGGAGGCATTGAAGCGTCTGCTGCCCGTACGCTTGCGCGCGGGCTCATGATCGCCTCCTCGTTGCCGCAGTTGGGACACATAGCGCCCCTCTGACCCTCGAAGGTGCTCATGGCATGGCCGCAATTGCTGCATGACTGTACGTTGCCCCAAGCTGGTGCTTGGCGATCGTTAGGATGAACATGCGGCGCAGCAGGAGGAACAAACTGCTGCTCTTGAAAGATCGGTGCAGCGGTGCGCGTAGAACCCATCACACCCTCCCAGCGAATCGGCTCCTGTTTACTTCCACAATGCGGGCAGTTCAGCCGATGCTCAAGTACAAATGGCGCAAGCTGGGCTCCGCAATGCGTGCAGGGCATCGTCTTTGGGTCGGCAGCCGGGGGCAGCAGTAGTAGGTCGGGATTGTGCTGGGCGGGTTCTGCCAGCACGTCAGCATGCTTGCTTTCCAGCGCGTCTAGGGCACTTGCGCCCTTGCCGTGGCAGCTAGTGCAGTCGCAAGTGCCTGAGCAATCCTTGCAGTCACCAGCGCAGCACGACTCACACGTATGCGACTTGCTGCCGAGAGCTAGCCATTCGTCGCGAGAGGCTTTGTCGAAGCGAAGAGGCACTACGCCCCCAAGGACTCAGATTTGACAGGATCAACCTGTCCGCCGTCACCGAAGGTTTTCGTGTGCGGAGCCATGTCCTGGTTGTTACCCGCGAAGCCTGCGTCATCAAGGCCGGTAGCAGTAGGTAGAGTCTCGGTCGTTGTGAGTGACCAAATCTCCTCAAGGTTGTGCGCATCTCCTGGAGGACCCTCGTTCTCTTTCGGCATGATCTCCAGAATGTCCTTCTGGACAGTGGGGTGACGCTCGCTAGGAACATCGATCGGTTTCACGCTCTTGGGAGTCCAGCGCTTCTTGTCCATCTTCGGAGACGGACCGGCCAGACCCGTGTTGCCCTCGGGAGCGGCAGTCTTTGACTCCTTCTCCGGCGGGGTGTGCATGTCAGGGTTGAGGAGAACGATCCCACTACCATCGCGCTTGGCCTTCCCTTCATTGACCATCTGGCGCTCCCAGTCGGTCAGGGTGTCCTCAGGGTCGTCGTCAGCGGTTCGCTGAAAAGGGACGGCACCAGCGGTCTTAGCCGCGAACTCAAGCGAGTCATCCCCCTCGTCGTCAGAATCCTCGTCCTTGTTCTTCTTGTCCTTCTTGGACTTCGGCTTCTCGTCTGCCTCTGTGTCGCTGTCCTCGTCATCGCTGTCGTCCTCCAGCCACGGCGGCTTGCCTGCCTCGCGGTAGTGAGCGTGAAGCGTCTCTACGAGGCTGTCGGGGTCCTGATGACCTACCTCGTTTGCGGCAACGCGAACGATACCCGCGAAGTCATCTGCAACGAGGTCGTAGCGAGCGTCGAATTCCTCGGGGCTACGAGAGGCCGCAAGGAACTTGCCAAGGCGTGCGTCGATGCGATCACGCGAAAGCACCAGCGCCTTGCGCGATGCTAGACGAGCGTCGCTCTGGTCTGATGCGAGTACTTCGAAGATGCCTGCGAAATCTGTCATGGTTACAGGAAGAGAGCGTCGTCGGGGAGCTTCTTCGCCTTCTTCTCTTTCTTTGCCGTCTTCTCTGCCGTCTTCTTGGCAGACTTGGTGCGATCTTTCAACTCATCGCGGCGTGCCTGCTCAACTTTGGCTAGGAACTGCTCGCGGTACTCATCGATAGCTTCGCCCTGGTAGGCAGCCGTCTTGGAGACGATGTGTGAGAGAGCCATCTCGCGCGTGATACCCTGGTCAGCCAGAGCACCTGTGTCGAGGCTGGCAACGAACTGGCCAGGCTCCTCGGCGAGTAGGCGATCGAAGTCTTGGTTAGAGCTTTCAGCGATCATGTCGTTGACAGTCTCATCGAGCCAGTTGCCTGATCCGCCACCGAGCGAAGCCTGCTCGACTGCGCCCGACTTGAACGGTGCAGGCGGCGCGAAGGCTTCTGCGTCTGCTAGCTCTAGGTGGGCGAGTGCGTCACGAACCTCGCGCTTCTCGTGCTCAGCAGAGATGACGATCTCGCTGGCCGTGCGCTGCTCCTCGTAAGAAGCGTGGCGCTGGAACTCCGTAGCTGCGACCACTAGCCCATCAAGGCTGTCGATGCGCGCAGCCAACGACTCCCTGGTGCCATCGGGCGTCTCATTGAGCGCGCCTTCGAGGTACTCAAGGGCACTCTCGGGCGCTGCGGCCTCAATGGTCTGGTACTCGATGTCCTTGTCGTTCCCGGCATGTGCCTGGAGGCGCGCAATGCGGCCGTTCTCTAGGCGCACAGTGATGAGCTTCTCGCCCCATTGGCCCTCGTGGTTGCCGAGGATTTCACCTTTGAGCCCGCTTGGAGTAACGATATGGGTGGCGCGAGCCTTCTTCTGCTCGATGTCTTTCGTGTTGCGGTCGAGCGACAGGTTGTCGAGGTACTCCAGTGCCGACTCCTCGACCTTCGCAAAGACGGTGCCCTGTGCGATAAGACGGTCGTCGTAGAAGGCTAGAACCTGATTACCTTCACGGACAAAGGTGGGTGCGAGCGTTGTCATCAGCCATTACAACGCAGAAGCTAGAGTTTTGTAAGCGTGTTACCACCTTGCCCTATTACTTCCGCGTCTACCCCGTCCGTGACCCAGTGCGCCACGGGTCGGGCTTTGGAATGCTTGCTGGGCCTTGCGGGCTTTGTCGAACTCGTAATTATCCAGGTTGGGCGGCGCTCCACCAGGCCGCAAAGTGTTGCCGCTGAAGCCGATCCCGTAGCCTCCTTCGGCCCCTCCCAGCACGGCACTGTGAGATAGCCGCTCGCGGGTCCTGTTGCTGATCTGATTACCAATCAGGGTGTTGACACACTCGGCCACGCAGTCAGCCATATCCTTGGTCTGCACAGGTCCGATTTCCTGCCTGTCCACGCGCGGGAACTTGCTCGTCCCGCCTTGGATCTGGAGGAACTTCAACTCCTGAGAGCACCAGCGGGTGTCCTCGGTGTCGTTCGGAGCGTGGACCAATTTAGCATAGATAGAGGTCTTGCAGACCTCCCAGCGATGCCAGTTCAGTTCGGCGGTCGCGGGCTTGATATAGATGCGCGTCGGGATATTGCGTTCGATCAGTTTTTCGGAGAGTTCCTGCACCGGCTGCTGTGACTCGTGCTGATCGAGGGTGATCTCGAAGGGGAAGAAGTATTCGGCGTATTTCATGACCTCATCCAGGATGGTGGGCCAGCGAATCACTTTGCCGGGGAATTTCTGTGGCTGCCAGCGCTTGATCAGATCGAAGACTACGTGCTCCTCTGAGATGCCCTTCCAGTCCGGGATCGTCTCGGTGTGCGCGATGGCGAATCCGAAACCAGCCGTCGTGCTCGATGGGTCCAGGTGGAACTTGTAGCGGAACATGTTGGTGGCATCCACACCTGTGTTCGAGCGGAATGGCAGCAGGACGAGTTTCGGTACCTCGGGGTTGTCTGCCTTCTCGTCATAGACCCATTCATGAGGCAGACCAGCGAACATTTCATCGATGCGGCGCGGTTCCATGTAGGCGTCGGTGACCTCGGCAAATTTGCCCCTGTACTCGACCTTGAATCCCTCGGGGTTGGCCTGCTCTTCTGCTCGCGCCGTGCGGATCAGTTGCTTGTCTTTTTCAGTCCAAAGATCCTCGCCCTTCTCATCTTTCGCATTCGGGTCCCAGTCCGGCGAGGCCATCAGAACCGATTTCAGCTTGGCTCGGTTTTTGGCTTTCTGGTAGCCTTCGTACATTCCCCATGAAGGAAACTGGATAACAAATAGACGAGGTTCTCCATTGCGGTTACGTAGATCGAAACCATCTTCCATAAGAGGAGCTGGCTCGTCCACTGGGCGTGTCGGATCAAACGGAATCAGCCCCTCCACGTACTTTTCGTAGAAGAGGCCGATCTTGGTGTAAGGCGAGCTGTTGAGGAAGGCTAGGCCATCGACACCGAACTGACCAAGAGACGGGTTAGCAGCTTCATAGATCTTATTCGGGGATGACTTAGACTCACCGGGCAACATGAACGCGATCTCGTCAATGCAGTATGCCATCATGGCAAGTCCGCGAATGGTACCTGCGTTCGCCGCCATGGCGTTACCGCGTAGGCGTGCGATGTCTTTCTGGATACGGTTGCCTCGGGTTTTCTCTTGGGCGATACGCTGAAGGTCGGCGTTGGTGGCTACGCGGATCTCCGTCTCAAGGGACTTGACGATGTAAGGATCAAACGCCTTGCACGTCTCGACCGTGGACGAGAAATCGGCGTACTGACGACCCTGAGCCTGTTCCTGAGAACCAGCGATGCAGGAGAAGTAGATCTCCTTCTCAGGCGCGATGCCGTAATGCGCACCCGGATCTTGAAGCTGAAGGGTATTCCACATGACTTTAGCCATGGAAACCCCGGTGCAGAAACCCTTGGAACTACGACGCCCTCCCACTAGGGCGATCTCTCGGAAGTGCGGAAAGTCAGCTTCGCGTAGCCATTCGACGCGCTCGCGAATGTTGGGCGAGATCACGATATCGGTCCCGTTATGACCACCGTTGATCCAGTAAGTGAGAAGGTCCTCCTCCTCGCCTGTCAGCTCCTCTAGGAAGAATGTCTTGAGGAGGACGCGTTGAGCAGGGTAGAGGTTTTCGCCACAATTCTTCGAGGCATATCCATTACAAACGTAATTTCCAGTAGATGTCGTAAGCGCCACCACAAGTGTTTCTTCATCAGGTTCAATAGCCACTATGCGATCCTTGGTGCGCCATCCGGCTTTCATCACCTTAGCGATCAACCCCTCGCGCTTCGCAGGCTGACACCAATTGGCAAAATTGGTAAGCATCTGGTTTGAATTGGCGTTGCTACCCGCCACACGAAGCGACGTTTTACCAGCACGCAAACAATAGGCGCGATCCGTCCTAGACCAACTAAATCCAAATTCATCCAACACACTCTCGATCTTTTTACATACCTCTGGATTGTGTGTTGTTGATTGAGCTATTGAAAGAGCAGATTGACGACTAACAGATCCCTCTCCGTCAAAAATCCCCCCTAGCCATGCCGCTGAGCGTAGATGCTCAGCGTATTCCAACTCGGGAGTAGGATCAATTACATGAATCAGAGTACGCCCCTCCTTGGGCGGACAAAACCACTCTCCGGATACTTGCGAAGCGTTAGTAATTCTCGGCTTTCCCTTTCCCATCGATCCCGTCAACCATAGATGATCTGGTGTACATCTAAAACTACGCCCCGACTCCATAGTGACTTTGACCAAGGATGCAAATCTCGTTTTGACCCCTAGCACTTCTGATGCACACAAGCGACGATGATTACCTTCTTGCCGCCACCCCATAATTTGGTCACCAATATGAACAGACCCGATAGGTCTGAAAGACAAGTCGGCCATCCAGAGAGGAGCATCTGTAGGGTTACAGTAATCTGATGATTCAGCGAACTCCTCGATACCAACATTCTTTGGTGCTAGTTGGTTGAGCGCTTGCGATAGCAGGTCCATCTATTTCTTCCTCTTATGTTTCCCCTTTTGCCCGTAGTAGTCCTCGCCGCGATCCGTGGCATGCTGGACCTCCCAGGTCTTCTTCTCGTGGTCGAAGCCCTGCTTAGCGATGGCGTGTGATGGCAAAGCGCCTGTGAACTCAACGATGGGCGGCTGCCCCTCGAAGATCGGCGTGGGGTCCACGGTGGCGAACACATGAAGCTTCGTGGCGAGTTCGTACTTCAACTCCTCTTCGAATTCGTCAAGAGCTTCTAGCGCCTCCTCTGGAGTGAAGAGACTGTGCGGGCCGAAGCGGCTGACGAATTTTTCGTGCCACTTGTGACTGATGCGTACGGTCAACTCGAAGGCGCGCTTGATTTCGTCATCAGTAAGCTCCTGCGTCAGTACGTCAGAGAACTCCTTGGCGGATGTGACAATGCCGTCATCGACGGGCAATTGTGGTGAAGTGGCAGGCATCTCACTGATTATAGCAACGGGAGCGTCCTGTTACAGACGCTCCCGTTGAAAGAGGTACTACTTACGCGCGTGGACGTACGTAAGTAGTACCTCTTTCAA